TCCAGGTAAATCAAGGTCCGTATGCACCTCTAAAAGGGTGCAATCCTTGTCATCAGTCGTTTTCTGAATGCCCGAGATCTCTCTTTCCTTGTCTCGAAGCTCATCGTCTTCGTCATAAGGAACTAAATCCACTTCTCGGTAGAACCCACCGGCCTGAAACTTGCGAACATCATTCTCCGACATGCGAATAACATGCGTAATTCGAGATGCGGAGTTTAAATCAGTCGCGTTATAAGGAACTACAAGGTCATCGGCTGGCACGAATCTGGCAACTGCACGATCCAAAAGGTCGTCAAAATAGACTTTCTTGAACGCACTGCCTGCAAGCGGTAAATAAAACAACAAACGGTCCATTTCCGGATCAAATTCTTCCATTACATGGATAATTTGATAGTTCATGAACTCCTTGACGCGCTCAGATTGTGCCTCAACCTCTGGGTTGGTGGCTCCTATGATCTGAGTACGCACTGGGCCTGAACTAGGAAGCAGTTCTTTGTACGCCTGCGCCTGAAATTGTGTCACCGCTTCCGCAATTACAGGGTGAGTAACCCCACTCGAGCCTCTAAAAGGCTCTTCTCGCTCTTCATACTTAAGACCCAGCAGTTTAAGGCCACTAACGTAAGCATCTTCCCAGTCATCTCGACTAGAACGATCATCTTTGTACAGACCTGTAATTTCATTGGATATCCGCATCAAGTCGCGTTCATCAAGAACTTCCGCTAAATTTGCGTCGGGTTCCGTTTGAAGCTGCTCTTGAATGCGTTGACCAAAGTTTAGGATGACAGAGCCATCCTCTTCCTCAATCATCTCAGTTGGATCGCCTATCTCCTCAACATCAACTTCCTCTTCCATCATTTCAACAATAGGCGTGCCCTGTGCAGGCATAATGTCGTCAATAAGGGAGGGTCTTCCGTTAGCCATTACTTAGTTACCCCCTTCGCTTTTTCCCAGCTACGCAGACCGCCCAGACCTAGCATCCCCAGTAGGACGGGCATCATTGCTCCTAAGTCCACTGGGGGCAGGTCTATATACTGGCCTTGCTGAACCAGAACAAACGTTAAAACAGGTTGTGCGAGATAGGTGTAGAACAAAGCCAGACCGCACGACCATCCGATGAATGGTCGCCATCCGGACACGAAAAGATTACGGTGAGTCGCTTCTTGCTGATTGACTTGTATCTGGGCAAGGTCAATGTGGGCAAGATGATCGGTCAGCCGCGCCTCAATCTCCCGCTGCGCCTTTGCCTTCTCCTCCTTGTTTGGAAAAAACCGGTCAAGTACATCACCAAGAACCGGGAGCAAACCGGGAATCAGACCAGGCAACATTACCCGTATCTCTTTTCTTTAAGTATAAAAGCCACAACCACACTGGCCAAGCCTAGAAGGACCAAAGCCGTAATATCTAGAACAATACCAAGACCAATCAATCCCGCACTAACAGCAGCCCAACTTGATGGTTCACAAACGCGATCAGAAATCCAAGTAAAAACGGCAGTCATTGAATGCTCCTAATAGTAGACACAAGGTCTGGGATTATATGAAGGCTCTACATCTTCTTCGTCAGAGTCAAGTCGCAAAAACCCTCCCTTACGGTATCTAATAAGCGCCATGGACATTGAATCGCAATAATCGTCATGGTCACCATTAGGAAAAGCGGCACACTCGTCGATCACCTCCTCAGAAAAACGTTTCTCCGGCGCCCACACTTTGCCGCTTTCAAAGATGGGGGCCACCATGTGCATACGCGTATGCTTATCTTTCCCTTTCGAGGGCGTATAATTGACAACCGGAATACCTACACTTCGTAATTCATCCGTTAACGGTGTGCCTGTTGCTTTGGCCTCTATGAGCACCATATCCGGTTCCCAGTGTTTGTACTCTTCCAACGCTTTGGCTTTCAACTCAGGAAAGTCCCAGCGTCCGCGTTTTGCATCCATTAGTATAATACTATCGGGACCATATTCATCCGGTTTAAAAACACCCCATGTGGTAATAGCCGAATAATCCGCCGTCTCCTTCTTAGAAAACGCTGTATCATAGCTTTGCATAATGTAGCTTACCGGCGGCGCTTTCTCTTTCTCCCATTTGTTCCACCATTCCTTTTTGATAATAGCGCCTTCTTCAGCAGTGGGGTTCTGCTGCCACTGCGCGTTCCATTTGCCCAGCGACAAGGAAGCCTTAACCCTGAGCAATTCATCCTTTTTCCAGAACTGTGGCCAAAGGACATTGCCGCTTGGCAATATGGCGGGAAACTCCAACAGATCCCACTGGTCTGCCATTACATCAGACGCTTGTGCTCTAATTAATTTCCCAGTCAAGTCCTTCAGGGACCACCGGGTCATAACTATAACTATTGATCCTCCGGGCTGTAGTCTTTGACGCGGTCCTGACGTATACCACTCGTACGCGTGCTCCATGGCAGTTTCAGAAAGGGCATCCTGCTCCGAATGCGGATCATCAATGATGAGTAAGTCAGCACCACGACCTGTAATTGCACCTCCAACACCAGCCGCGTAATACTCACCGCCTTGCGAAGTTTCCCAGCGACCAGCAGCTTTAGAATCGGCACGTAAATCGACATCGGGGAATATCTCCCTATACTCCTGCATCTCCATTAAGTTTCTAACCTTACGACCAAAGCGTACCGCCAGCTCCGCTGTATGAGTAGTCTGGATAATTTTTAATTCGGGATTTTTTCCAATCAGCCACGCAGGCAACAAGTAACTGGCAAATTCAGACTTGGTATGGCGTGGCGGCATGTTGACAATGAGCCGTGAACCGGGGGTCACCGCCAATGTCTCAAACCGCTTTGCTACCTGCTTGTGATGAGAACCCTGTATGAAACCGTCATAAACATGCTTGACGAATTCCAGAAAATTATCCTGCGCTATTTCCCGTATGGAAATAGCACGTTTAGCCTCCTCAAGAGCGAGGATCTCTCGAACAACTTCGTCAGACGCGTTTAGCACGTTTAAATGTCAGATATTCCGCCGCTTCCTGAACATTAGGAAAACAGGTCAGGAATCCTGCCTCCTCCTCACACATTGGATCAAATATAGCCGTGATCGCTTCACCATATTGCTGCTGACCATGGCCCAAACGATCTGCGTAGTCATCCTCGGTCTTGTAACCCTTCGCCCTTGCTGTCCAGTATATCTTATTTGACCAGTCATCTTCATTCTGCGCTAATGCCCAATGATGCCTGTGCCCAGAAATGTACAAATCAGCTTCCTGTGTGAATTTAGCTCTCTTTTGCTGCGCGTGCAGAGGATTCCACTGCGAATGACCCGGCATGTCATGGGCAGCCCATACCTTGCCAGAACGCCCCTTGGGAAACTTTAACTCAATCCTTGCCTGCCAGTCCTGCGTCAATGTACCAGGGACCTTTAACCACTCAATCGGATCTACATCGTTAGGTAGCCACATGTCGTGATTACCCTTGATCAATAAACACCAATCAGTCTCCTCTAACATCCATTGCACCAACTGCCATGCCTGCTTTGCAGATGTCTCCTGCGAAGCCCACAACCTCGAAAGACGCCCCACCCAATTGTTTGACGCGTCACCCAAAGACGCTGCATACATCCCCTCAGTATTGTTGATTGTGTCTAAGTCCCTCCTCAACTTAACCCAATTGCACCCGTTATCATCTACATGTGGATCCCCCAAAAAACATACCCCCACCGGACCCTGAATGCTAAAACGCAAAGGGATCCACTTCCGATCCAAAGCAGCTCTACGGCGGTGCTCAAAACGCTTCGTTACATGCTCTACTAACTCCTGAGTGTCCATGTCCTCAGACATCAGCTCAGGGACCGTGAACGGTGGCTCCTGGACCTTGTTCCAAGGAGCCTCCCATCCACTCTCCTCTAACTTGTCCAACCGGCGGTAATACGTCGATTTAGGTATCTGCAACTCGTCCTGAATTACTTTCGCAATAGAGGGATGACGAGAATCCTTGCGCTCCTTACTAGAGGGAACTCCCTTGGCGTAATACTGCTCAATGGCCTCGGATAACTGTTCGAGATCCTTGTTCATGGACGCTTGTTCACCTTAAAGCTTTCAAGTGGTTAGGAATATAGCACAGTGCCAAATAAGAAGTATTTCATATTATTTGTCCAAAACACTTACGCTACATCACCAACCCGACAAGCGGGCGGCCGTCAGGTGGACGGGGGGATCTCGTCGTCATTCACTTTTTCGCCGATCGGTCTAAGTACCTAGGCCATCAGTCTGTCCCGAGTCTGTCCCGAGTCTGTCCCGAGTCTGTCCCGAGTCTGTCAAGCTGTATGTTGTCGGTGGAGTCTGGTGTTGTCGGTGGAGGAAACCGGTCATCCAAGAGTCTATCGGGTTTGGCGTGTTCGATTCTTGTCGGCGAATCGATTGACATCCGAGTTGCATCATTTGTTATATTCCTGTATCCTAGTCCTGTCATTCAACAATGAGTGACAGCAACTAGAAAGGATAAAGATATGCAATTCACTAAACTCGAAACACAGTCAGTATTTGCACGAAACGCCAACCATGCTGCACCGATCTACCTTCACAACAAAGATGTAATCGGTTTAGTCACGACACAGCAAAAGGTGATTGTCGACTGGGCACGTGGTAGATCCAATGAACTGGATCAAAGTCGTTTCTCATTTAGTCTTCGAGAATCTTATCCGCGAACATCGCTTCAAGCGAAAAACACCAAAGCGTTATTGCTGGAACTGCTAGAAGCCAAGACCATCACGAAAAAACAGTACGACAATTGTTTTTCGACGACAATTGTCAATGGTTCTGCGTCAATAGTGCGCGCTTGGTAGGCTCCACTAACCTAGAAAGGATAAAGACATGAACGCACTAACACGGAAACAACGTATCGCACTAAAGAAGGTATGGGCCAGAGACACAATCGGGCCAGACGACCGCAACATGAAGACAATGCAAACTTACCGCGATTTCCGGCGAACCGCACATTTCATGATAGGTGGCCAAGGATGCATCTTAGTTCCTTGGCGCAACATGTTCCTCGGCATAGAAACGGACGGTCACATTCATAGCTAGAAGCCATTGGAGTCTAGGCGCGAGCCTAGACTCCACCCACTAGCGGATTGACTTCACAGTCTGCTAGTAGGTGGAACACTCCACCAACCTAGAAAGGATACAGATATGAGACAGATAATCGATAACGTAATGTGCCTTACGTCCGCATGTGCTGTTGGCTACATTTTAGCCATTTGCATTGGACTGATGGACAATCCATTCCTGCAACTTAGACAATTGATCGGAGTGTATTGACATGCCTATCAGAAAGCACACTGTCGGAGACAGAACGGTCGAAGTGTGGATGCAGAACAGTATCCACTACGCACAAGACGTCCTATGTCGTGGCGTCATCGGACAAGGCGACAACGATGCACAAGCCATCGATAATCTAGTGGAAGCGTTGACATGCCTATCGTGATCTCACTTTACGACTACACTGGCAATGCATTACGTCCATGGGCTGAACTGGGCTTTCGGTGCTATGCATTCGACATCCAGCATAGTGCTAATTCAAAAGTCTATGCTGGCGAGGGAGAGATCAATTTCATAAAGGCCGATCTTTCTAGTAATGATGTCATGCTTGAAATTGCCGACACTGATGTATGGAATGTGGCGTTTCTTAGTGCCTTTCCACCTTGCACCGATCTGAGTAGTGCTGGCGCACGATGGTGGAAGTCAAAGTCTGACATTGATCCACGCTTTCAGGACAAGGCAGTGTCGGCCGTGACTAGTGCGGCTAGCTTGGCGCAAACGCTTGGTTGTCCATACTACGTCGAGAACCCTATTGGTGCATTGTCTCGACTATGGCGTAAGCCAGACCACATGTTCGACCCATACGAATACGGCGGATACCTGTCGGAAGATGATGCGCACCCCACCTACCCTGACGTCATCCCACCACGCGATGCGTACCGAAAGCGTACGTGTTTGTGGACGGGTGGAGGGTTTGTGATGCCTGAAAAGCAACCCGTCAATTACATCAATGTCAAAGTCAATCGGGCGGAAAAAGGTAAAGGTGAGAACTACTCGCCAGTACATGTGCGCACAGGCGGCAAGTCTGAAAGAACTAAGAACATTCGCTCCGCCACACCGCGTGGCTTCGCAATAGCAGTTTGTCAAAGCAACCTAGAAAGGATACTGAAATGACTACCGAAAACATCTTCGAAGATTCGACACTGCGAAAAGCTACGGGTTACGATGGCACCGAATACACGATAGGCGACAGGGTGGAGATCCATCCGGAAACAGATCTTTGGATTCGAGTGTCGCGATACGGCGTAGTTGTGGGCATGAGTTTAACGTCAAAGGATAGAGTACACGTCGAAATGGATAAATTCCCAAACCGGAAACAACCCTTTGCAGGATCGGAAGATACCTTTAGAAAGATATAGATTCGCTCCGCCAACCAAACCGCCTAGTTTCCTAGGCGGTTTTTTTTCGCCTTGAGCTCGAGCACAGCTGGCCAAATTGAGATGCTTCACCCTGGCTGCCACGCGGCGGCCGGCGAGCTCTGAACTGCCCCGACCCGAACCCGATTTGAGGGTATGCTTAGGTATTGCCCCGACCGAGATCGTCGCTTACACGGCATCCTCGTAACCCGTTTTTTTCCCGGGGCGGCCCGAACCTTGAAAAAAGGCAAAAAAAAGCCCCGACCTCGGTCGGGGCTTTGGTTGTGTTAAATACTAGGGTTTAACTTGCCTCAAAAAAGTCTTCGTAATGTGTAAGACCTGAAGGTACTTCATCGCGCCTGGCGGCGAAGATGTTTAGGTCATGCTTCGACAGGATATCAACCTTGTCGCCCAAGTCAGTGTAACCCCACGCTTCGGCTATGGCTTCCCACTCGCG